TGCAATGCCACGTAAATTGGTTATCCCACCAGCACTGCAATTCGTTGCAACCCGCTTGTTGGAAACTAACTTGCGCGTAGGTACAACTGACAACGACATCAACGCATTGAAGAACAACGGTTCAATCCCAGAAGGTTACGCAATTAACCACTATTTGACCGACACAAATGCTTGGTTCTTGACAACTGATGTACCTAACGGCATGAAACACTTTGAGCGTATGCCTTTGGCTAACAACATGGACGGCGACTTCGATACAGGTAACGTACGTTACAAGTCTCGTGAGCGTTATTCATTTGGTTGGTCTGATCCACTCGGAATGTTTGGCTCACCCGGCGCCTAATCGGCACCTTAGCCTTACTAAAACCCCGGCTCAAAAAGCTGGGGTTTTTTTCTTTTTAATGCGTTCTTCGTGATGGTAGATTCTATGGCAGTTAGCGCATAAAACTATGCACTTTTTAATTTCTTTGTACGCTTTGGCAAACTGCCCGCCTGAGATATATGTATGCACGCTACCTTCTTTTGTGCTGGGGTCTTGATGGTGAAAATCTAACGCAGCTATATGAAAAAATCCACAATGTGCACATTTAAGGGTAGCTTTAAAGAGGTACCATTGCACTCTTTGTAAGGCTTTGCTGTCTTTAGTTTGTTTTTTTATTTTTTCGCGGTTTTCTGTATAGTGCTTAGCGCTATACGCTTTGTGCTTAGCCTTCTTTATCTCTGCGTCTTTATAGGGCATCACTTAGCTTGTATATTTGGATTGGTTCGTGACTCTTTAAGTCTACGTTACACGCCCACTTAACAGCTTCTTCGGCGGACAGCCCCATACGCAAACATACTTCAGCTGCCATAGCCCCAGAGCCAATAGCCATAAAGGTTTTAGCTCTTTCCCACTCAAGATCATCACCACAATAAAAAAGACCGTCTTTAGTTAATCTAATGAAAGAACTATCGGCTTTTAACTTTGGTTTAGTTTTTGATTTTTTGTTTATGTAGTCAACTACTTTCTCGCAGTCGCCCCAGTTTCCAGCAACACCTAGCCAACCACCGTCTATCGGGACAATCTTTTCGTCAAAGTATTTAATACCAGTATCGTCGTCAGAAAATTGACTGTCTGATACAAGTACCTTTTTAGTCCAGTCGCCAACGATAGTGGTCATTTAGTAGCCATCATATAGAGACCCACATTAGCGCCAGCATAGCAAATATAACAAATACACATAGGCAAGTTACCTTTGAATCCTTGTTCAACCGCAATATACGCATAGATTAACCCTGTAACAATAATAAGCCAAGAACTCATATGACCCCCTTTTATAGGTATTTTAACTAAAAAACTTGCACATTATTAAAAATGTAGTAAGATTAGTAAAACCGGGAATAACCGGCTTATTAGACTGTCCCGGCAGGCGCATACAAGACTAATAAGCTTTGATCTGTATGGAGAAATATTATGGGATTTGCAACTCACCTAGGCCCTTGGCTACTCGGAACTGTTAAAAACACAACTGGCACTACTGCTGGCACTATTCGCAATATGGGCGCGACTTTAGTAGCGCAATCCAAGTCCATTTTGTACACGGACATTACGGCGGCTACGGTTGCTTTTACAATCCCTGCTGGTTCACAGATTGTAGATGCTACTTTTAATACCACTGTTGCGTACGCAACAACAACTCCTACATACGTTTTGCAAGTAAATGGCACAGCCATTAACACAGCAGCTAACGGTAGCGCATTTACAGCAACGGGTATTGTTAACTTGTTGCTTGGTAATAACAACGCCGCTGGCGCTGTGCTGTGTAACAACGTAGGTACGACAGACGCAATCATCACGTTTACACAGGCTAACGTCACCGCTACTTCTGGCGCTGGTTTCTTGACTGTAAGGTATGTCGTAAAAGACAGCGACGGTTCTGCCAACCCATCTAGCGCACAAGCTTAATTAATCTTCGGGGGTAGTACAAACCCTACCTCCTTTTAAACTTTAGGAGATTAATTATGAGTATGCAATATGACGTTAAATCAACGGCTATAGCCGCATCTGCGACTAATTCTGCTGTATTTGCTGGACCAGCTCGTATCAAAGGCTTGTTAGTTTCTGTACCCCTCGCTGGTGGTACCATGACTTTACAAGACGGTTCTGGTGGCACAGTTAAATTTAGCTTTGTAGCCCCTGCTGTTGCTGGCGCAGTTAACGTAGTAGTTCCTGGTGAAGGTATCCTTTGCAATAGTGGAATTTATGCTACAACCCCCGCCAATATGACGGTAACAGTGTTTTATGGCTAAGAAAAAAGGCCCCTCTCTTGCGATTGGTCGTGGTGAAAAGTTGCCTGTATCTAAGGGTGCTGGGCTTACCGCCAAAGGCCGTGCTAAGTATAATGCGGCTACTGGCTCGAATCTAAAGGCTCCACAGCCCGAAGGTGGTGCTCGTAAGAAGTCGTTCTGCGCACGTATGTCGGGTATGCCCGGTCCAATGAAAGATGAAAAAGGTCGCCCTACTCGTAAGGCAGCTAGTTTAGCAAGGTGGAAGTGTTAATGAGTGAGATAGACCCAATTAGAACGGCTAGAGAACTAGCTACCCACGCCAACGACATACAGCACCTGCAAGAAGATATGGACAAGATGGTCAAGGACATGGAAGAAATAAAGAAAGCTATTGTAGAAATACAAAAAACTTTGTCTGAGGCTAAAGGTGGTTGGAAAATGTTGTTAGCTGTAGGCGGTGCCGCAGGGGTTGTAGGTAGTGGTATAACATGGCTACTAAGCCACTGGAAATAAATTAAAGGAAAAATTATGAAAAAGCCAAATCCATTTATGGAAATGATTGCAAAGAAAAAAGAAGCTGCCGGTAAAAAGCCAGCTAAGAAGATGGCTAGAGGCGGCGGTATCGAGTCCAAGGGTAAAACCAAAGGCAAGATGATTACAATGAAAAAAGGCGGAAAGGCTTGCTAACTATGAAACACGATGACATTAAACAAGATATGCCCATGATGAAAAAAATAGCTGCGCAAGCAGTTAAAGGCCATGAGAAGCGTATGCACAAAATGGCTAAAGGCGGAACTGCTTCTGCCCGCGCTGACGGCTGCGCTGTTAAAGGAAAAACCAAAGGCACAATGATTGCTATGTGTGGCGGCGGGAAAATGTAATGGCTAAAAACGGCTACGACCAAACCTACGAAGACGACCGCAAAGAGAATGAAGAAACTCGTGCGTTAGTTGGTAAAGCGGTTAGTGCAGTTACGCCAGAGTTTGTTAAAACTGCGGCTAAATACATTGCCAAAAGTGAGTTTGATACCGATAAGCGAAAACCTGATACCGGTAAAACAACTAACCCTATGGGTGACAAGTACGCTAAAGGTGGCAAAGTATCCAGCGCTTCTAAACGTGCAGACGGATGCGCTACTAAGGGTAAAACTAAAGGACGCTTTGTATGAAAGCTTCTCGTGGAATGGGTGCGGTTATGCCAAGTAAAATGCCTAAAGGGGTTAAGAAAGCCCGTAGGGATAATACCGATTTCACGCAGTTTGCTAAAGGCGGTAAGGTAGGTAGTGGTGTTACTGTTACTAAAGGTGGTACTGCCGCTGCTATGGCTAAAAAGTTGTTGGCACATCCCGGAAAATTAACTGCTGCTGATATGTATTCCGGTGGTGGATTGTATGAAAATATTCATAAAAAACAAGCACGTATTGCAGATGGCTCCGGTGAAAAGATGCGTTCTGTTGGGGCTAAAGGAGCGCCTACTAAAGCGGACTTTATTAAGTCTGCTAAAACCGCAAGGAAAAAGTAATGGCTACTAAAAACTGGATACAAAAAGCAATTAAGAAGCCCGGTGCCTTACGTGCTGAACTTGGCGCTAAGCCCGGGAAACCCATTCCGTCAGCAAAATTAGCTGCAGCTGCAAAGAAGCCCGGCAAGGTGGGTAAGCGGGCTAGGCTGGCGGAAACCTTAAAAGGATTTAAAAGATGACCGTAGTAGCCGCCGCAACATTTAACCTAGACCTATCTGAGATAGTCGAAGAAGCTTTTGAGCGTTGTGGCTCAGAGATGCGTACTGGTTATGACCTGCGCACTGCGCGTCGTTCGCTTAACTTATTGTTTGCTGACTGGGCAAACCGTGGCATTAACATGTGGACAATTGATCAGGGTTCAATTCCTTTGATTCAAGGTGTAAATACATATGACCTGCCTGTTGACACAGTTGATTTGCTAGAGCACGTTATCCGCACTAACCCCGATGTTCAAAACACACAAGCCGACCTATCTATAACACGCATCTCAGTATCTACATACGCCACTATTCCAAACAAACTTCAACAGGCTAGACCAATTCAAGTATGGATAAATCGTCAGTCTGGAGAAACATACGCTGGTACAACGACTACAACCCCTCCTGCAGGCGTTGATGCACCTAAGATAGTAGTATGGCCTACCCCAGACCAAGGAAGCGTTGGAGACCCGTATTACACGTTTGTGTACTGGCGTTTGCGTAGAATCCATAATGCGGGCGACGGTTCTAACACTATGGACATTCCGTTTCGCTTTTTGCCTTGTTTGGTAGCAGGCTTGGCGTATTACATGGCAATGAAGATTCCGGGCGCTGATGCCCGCTTACCGATACTAAAACAACAGTACGATGAAGTATGGCAGCTGGCGTCTGATGAAGATAGAGAAAAAGCGCCAATTCGGTTTGTGCCACGTCGCATGTTTATTAACTAGGGGTATGTGTGCCAAATCAGTTCGCTTCTGGCAAATGGGCAATATCGCAGTGCGATCGCTGCGGGTTTCGCTTTAAGCTAAAAGAATTAAAGACGGAGATTATCAAGACTAAGAAGTATAATCTGTTGGTCTGCCCTACTTGTTGGGACCCAGATCAGCCGCAGTTGCAGTTGGGTATGTATCCTATTGAAGATCCGCAAGCATTACGCAATCCAAGACCGGATAATACATACTACCAAGCAGGTTATACAGGTTTGCAGTTGAACCAAAATGCAGGAAACACCGAGGATGGCTTTGGTGATCCTACAGGCGGTAGTAGGGTGTTTCAATGGGGGTGGGCCCCAGTTGGTGGTGCTAGCAGCTTTGATAGCGTTTTAACACCAAATTACTTGATTGCAGTAGGACAAGTAGGTACAGTAACAGTATCTACAACATAGGAGAAGTAAAATGACTTTCAGATCAAGCGCCGGTGGTATTGAATCCAAAGGCAAAACCAAAGGCAAAAATTTAGGCAACTCAGGTCCAAGCATCGGCATTCAAGCTGGCGCTAAGGGCAGCGGCAAAATGAGCGGCGGTAAAACCAACGAGCAGATGAAGTCTATGGGTCGTAATATGGCTAAAGTAGCTAACCAAGGCGCAATGAAAAAAGCCGCCGGAAGAGGACGTTAATCATGGCTATTAATAACAAACCAGCTAGCGCATACGATGAGCCCCACACAATGAGCGGAAAGCCAGTATCAGGCGTTTTGTCTCAGACAACAGGCGCCAAAGTTATGGATGAAATGAACATCTCTGTTGGTAATATTAACAAAGGTAACGAAAAAGGCACGAAGCTT